CTTCATCACCGCGCATAGGAGCGAAAATACTTTCTCCGCCGATGTCGTACAGGTAGTTGATTACAGCTAGCTCACCGGGCGTCACGTCCACTTGACGCATGTCTTGGCCCGTGGGGAAACCAAAACCACCTCCGCCACCTCCGCCACCACCGCCACCACCAGAGGAAACTACATCCAGCGTACCGGGGGGTACCACCGTATCCAATGACCCCGGGCCTTGCCCTTCTACTCCGGGTGAAACGGTATCTAGGACAGTCGGTGTAGTAGTGGTGTCGAGGACAGTTGGTTTAGTAGTGGTGTCGAGAACAGTTGGTTTAGTAGTGGTGTCGAGGATAGTTGGTTTAGTAGTGGTGTCGAGAACAGTTGGTTTAGTAGTGGTGTCGAGGACAGCCGGGTTGGTGACGGTATCGACAACATTTTTCCCAGCCGCGTCCCAACGTCCCTGTACGTCTTCTATGCTAGCCCCAGTGGCTTTAGCGATGTCTTCGGGTGTAACTCCACCTGCTTCCGCTGCGGTGCGTATTTCCTCGTCAGTAGCGTCCTTGTTCTTGCGCAGCCACTCTCGAATCTTTTCGTAGAGCGTCCCAGCGTTTTCTACCCCAACATAGGTACCACCGGTTTGGTCTGCACCCGGTGTGACTGTAGTGTTTGCAGTGGGCGTAGCGGGCGTAGTCGGTGTGGTAGGAGTGCCACCAGAAGGAGCGGAAGGAGTTATAACCCCAGAATCCTCAAGAACATCCAGAACTTGGTCTATGGGAACCCCAGTAGCTTTTGATACCCCTTCGACAAGCACATCCGCTGTGGTGGTCTCCCCACCTGTCTGCTGGTTAAGCACCCTACGTATCGCGGCGTCCAACACAGAGTTGCCGGTAGTAACGCCGGTGTTCACCGTACCGTACTCACCCGTGAAAATAGCTGGGTCAGCACCGGGGATGCTACCCGTACCGCCACCCCATATGATGTTGCCTGTAATACCGCCGGGGCCAAAGATGACGCCCGCTGCACGGCTAGGGTCTTTCCATATATCAGCAACGGTCTCGGCTACATCCATGCCGTAGTCGGCTGGGGCAAAACCTTGTACTTTTCCCGACATGTAGTCGCGTAAAGCGGCCTCTTGAGCGTAGTTGCTCATCTGCTCCGGGGACATACTGGTAGGCAGCCCCATAAGGTCTTCGTACTGGGAAACGTCGAAAACAGACGGTGCATAGATGGCGTCTATGTCGAACCCTTGCTGAGCAAGCTCTTCTTTTGCCTGTAGGTACCGAGCGCGTTCGGCTTCTTCGGCGGCTTCTCGTGCGTCCTTACGGTCGCCAAGGTAATCAATTATGCTCTTTATAGTGAGCAATGGGCCTATGACGGGCACAAGTGATCCCAACCCAGCGGAGGAAGCTACGGTCTCAACTGCTTTGTTCACGATGGGGCTAACAGGACCAGCCCCAAATCCGTACTGCCCGGAGGGTTCTACCCAAGTCTCAATACCCATATCCCACCTATTGCGTCAGATCGTAGAAGGCAATGGACCCAACACCTTCGCCTTTTGTAGCGCCAGATACAGTGCGCACAGCTAGCGTGTAAATATCACTCACGCTTGACAAGGAAACCCCCAGTTGTAAGTCCCAATTGAAGCCGGTGGGGCCGGATGTGTTCAGCGTGCCGCCACTACCAGAGGAAGTTACATAGTCAGTTTGCACAATTGTGCCCAATGCCGAAATAGCAGTAGCCGATACGTCCATCTCCACGTTGCTATCCGAGTCAACCGCAGCCCACGACGCCCCTGTAAGCGTGCAGTTTTTCACTAACGCCACTTCGTAGTTCTGGCTAGCTAACGGTAAAAACTGAACACGATTAGGAAGCACGACCGCCCCCAAGGCAGTAGACGCAAGGCGTATGGACACTATGGGGTAAAACGTCGCGGCGGTGTCGATGTTGGTGAAAGACGTAGTACGTCGGGCAGTGTGGTCGATGGATATTTGCTCGTACCCACCCATACTGATGACTGAAGAACATATCTGTTTCATAGACGAGGAGGACGCCGTTGCCCCAGTGTTGGTTATCTCATACCGCACCGGGAGGGTCGCAGTGGTCATGTACACCGAGGTCTGCAGGTTGGGGTTGTAAAAGATGTGGCAAATGATGGGCTGCCCATCAATCACAAAACCACAACGAACATCGCCTACACCAAGCCACTCAAAGTCCATGTACAAAATCTGGGCTTTGGTAAAATCAAGCGTTACACCGCTTGCCCCTGTGCCGTTCATCGGGTCCACATTCCAGTCAGCTTGGTCAACCGTACGGGTATCGCTAGGAGTACCGGGGGTTGGTAAGGAGTTTGAACGAAGCACAAATGACACGGTCGTGTTTGTTTGTTGCAAGAACACGCCGTTTGAGGCGTTAAAGTACCCCACCCGCTGGCGCAAGTTTGTTTTAGGTGATGCCATTACGAACGTAGCAAAAACGGTAAGTCCCTTACCCGGTTGGTAGGGCATACTGCGATAGGTCTGCCGTACCACCTCAGACCCGCTGGAAGTAGTTACCGACATCTGCACTGCACCCTCGTTAGACAGCAGAGACGTTGCGCCACCCGTGGCCGTACTAGTAGAGAATTGGTTGTCTATTGCGTAGCGGTTCTGACTATCGAACAGCGTGTATGGCTGCGATGTAACAAGCCGACCAAACGCATCGAGAGCGTTGTCAGGGAAACTAATAGGTGTCGGCGCGTTACTCAAAATATACCTCAACACATTATCTAGTCGGTTAAAGTACAACCGCAGCACGTTGTTTAGCTGGTCTATATAAGCCTTAGTATAAACTGACGGGGCTACTGGCAATGCGGGAGCGGCGGGTGCCTTTACATCTACATTTACAATAGCCATCAGGTGCCCCTACGCCCGTCACGCTGCATATCCAACCGAGGGGAGCCTAACTGCCACATTACCCCCAGCCCAGTGGACTGGACTTTCATAGCCAACTGCCTGCCTCGGATGCGCACAAACACCTGCCCGGTAAACTGCTCAATCGGCACCGTAGCGGTTCGGGTAATGGTCCTGCTGCTGTTGCCACCCTCAGACAAAGGTGAGTTATAGCCAGAGCCTGAGTTAGACATGGGCTGTAGCGTCATTATGATGGCAGGGCTATCCGCCGTCGATCCTTCGAATGTGACATCAGGTAGTATGCGGTTGATGAGCACAAAGTGCTGCCCGTCATCTAGGTCAAACTCAGAGGATGTAATGTAGGCTTCGATGGGCAGAGTGGTTGCGGTCTCTTTGTCGTCGGTGCCTTTCTCTTGCTCAACAAGGTTATATGTGTAAGTAGCCGCTATGGGGTAGCTGCGCAGCGCCGTGTCCAGCCAAGCCGTCCTTGCCATGGTGCCGTAGTACCAGACGTTTTCGACATAGTTATAGACCACGTAACGGTCCACTGTGGTTGAGTTAGCCGAGCAGTAGAACCACCAGACCTCGTTAAATCCTTCGTTGGTACCGGCAAACACCTGCTGGTATTGGGACTGGTTGAAGTCATTGAACACGTAACGCCGCAGGTCACTGGGAAGCGGACGAACCGTACCGTCGTAGACATAGAACTTATCTTTGCCCATCCAGAAAGCCGTATTGGCCGCGTAGACCATGGCGTTAGGGCTAGCTATGGACAGGTTGTCACCCAGAATCTGCGCACCCCAGACATCCGGCGCTCCGAGGTACTGTAGCGAGTACAACGAGGTATCGGTCCAAACCAGTAGTTCCTGTCTTGCCTGCAAGGCGCTAACGATCTCGCTACCGTGGGACAACCGCAGGGAGCCTGCTTGGTTTGTTGCTGAAGGCGTCCACATGGCTACGTCTTCCTGATCCGACCAGCGCACTAGCATGGCGTCAATGTCGGCGCTGCCTATTTCGTTACAACCAAAGGCAAACACAAACCGGTTGATATCCGAAACGATGGTGGAGTTCACAATAGTGGGAACGTCGGACGCACCTGTCAGCGAAGAGACGTAAACACCCCGGGTAGAAGTACTGCCGGTGGCATCCCAATACAGCAGGGGGCCGCCCCGGTACGCGAACACAAGGTCTTCACCGAAGTTAGACTGGCTCCAGAGGCGAATGCCGAACAAAGTAACGGTGCCTACACCCCAAGGTCCAGAACCCCAAGGACCGCCACCCCAACCAGTAATAGGTACTTGGATCGCGCTACCTGTGTTGATCTGGTAAGCCGCAGTAACCGAAGCACCTCCACCCCCGGTGACCGTACTGGAAGCATTAGAAGAAGCAGTGATGGTGTAGGTATTTGCGTCTACTACAGTAACTGAATACTCGTTGTTGAGGTTCAGCCCACCAACCGTGCTAGCCCCGCTGAAAGTGACATAGTCCCCGGTGACGCAGCCATGGGCGGTGTCGTTGACCGTGACGGTAGGGAGGCCACTGATGGTGTCAAAAGGGTTACTTAAAGTAACAGTGCTGCGGATAGGAGTGACATCGTAGTAGAACCCCCCACGTTCAATGTAGAACTTGAGATTGGTACCGACTCCGATGAGATTCTGCCCACCCAAAGTCACCCAGTTCCACAAAGACCGGCAAACACCAAGGAAGGTATTAGAAGATATGCGCTCCCACCCTCCCAGCTTTTCTGGGTTACCTTGGCGGAAACGTACCTTGTCCGAGTCGAACCACCCACCTTCTGTGGTGTAACGGGTGTTCTCTTTGTTTAACCCCGGTTTGAGCTGGATTTTCTGTAGCGGCATGGCCCGTAACCCTTAAGAACTGCCCGTATTATGGCATATTGCCGCTTAAAAACAGCGCCTGCTCCGCTAGCCTGCGCCGGGTCAGCCCCGGCAGTACCCTGCCGCCGCCCTTGTTCCACTTGAGAAACTCGGCTGCCGCCGCTTCTATGTCCCCGGCGTTGTACCGAGACCGAAGAGTAGACGACTGAAGAGCGCCAAGCCCACAATTAAAGGCGAAGGCAACCAAGGCATCGAACTGGCCTTGATTATCAACGCTATCAGGACACAGTCTAAGAACACCAGCCTCAAACCTAAGCAAATCCGCATCAAAAAGGAGATCAATCGCCTCATCTGTCCACTCCTTGTCATGCTCCGGCTTTAGGGGGTAGAGCCTACGCTCAGGCACTTTGAGCTTGATCTGCTCGGGATAAAGAACCCTCCCCACTCCGATGGTCCAGAGTACAGCAGGGCAGAGGTACGGACGACGATGAACCCCCTCAAAAACTTTGATTAACTGCTTGCCTGCATCACCGACGCGCACGGCTTTCGAATGCCTGTGAACCGAACCAGAAGGCAATGATGGAGGCGAACAACGCCTGCGTGTCCTCATCCCACAACATGCTCATAGCGTCATCAAACGGAACACCCTGCTTCACTGCGTACCAGCAACCGAAACCGTTAATGGTGCAAAGCATAAAAAACATGCAATAGGTGATGACCGGACGAACCGAGGCCCGTAGGCCAATGACCCACTGCGAAGCACCTTTGCCGATGTCGGTGTCGTGCTTGTAGAGCGCCAACCGCTCTGATGCAGCAGCCTGTGCTGCGGCGGCGTCCGCCCTGATCTCTTCAATCCTCTGCTGGGCCACGAAGCCCCGCTCGGCCATCTGCGTCTCACGCTCAATGGAGATGCGCATCATCTCCAGCTCGTGCTTCTTGTCGCCACGGTCTTTGAACAACTCCAGCAGCTTAGGGAGGCCGCCGGTCAGGAAGCTGGCTAGGGTAGAGAGTAGGGTCAGCATTATTCATTTCTCCCAATTAACCATGCTGCGAACGCTATCGGAACGGCCAGTATTGCTACAACAATCAGAGCGGCTATCAAATTCTGCGCGGCTTTTGCCTGATTGCGCCGCTGTTTTGCTTGGAGTCTTTCCCGGCTTTCCCTGATGGATCGCCGTTCTTCCATCATCTCGCGGTACACGTCAACGCCGAATCGGTAAACAATCAACTCCCGCAATTCCTTCTCTTGCTGTTCAATCTTCTTCCGCCGCATGAGGTTCTCAAGAGCTTCCTGCTCAACAGACCCTTTGTGTAACAGCTTCTTAAACAGCGGCGGGTCGCGGGATTCTTCCTCGGCCTGCTTTAGATCAGCGCACGCGCCAAACCAAGTACCCAGTTGCCCACCAACGTCTTCGAGTTCGCGCCCAGCTTCAACAGCCTTCTTAATGAAGTTGAACGCGCTCGTAGCGGCAGCAAATGCTGTAACAGGATCAAGCACAACACTACTCCGCCCTCATCGTCGTGATGTCATCGCCTTTGCGCACGGTCACTTTGCCGTTTTCAACAT